GCAATCGTACCTCCTGAGATAGACAAATCAAAGCCGTCACTCTGGTTGACAGCACCGAAATTAACTTGATATGTGCCAGCACTCGTTAAAAAAGTTTGAGTTGTAGCTTGGATAAATGCCATTTTAGATTCACTAGTGGCAAAGCTTGAGATCATGTATGTCATCTTATAATCCAGTTTGTCCCATTCGAGCGGACTGTTACGGATTGCCATTGACTTGATAGGGATAGACTAGCTAGCCCGCTGATGGTCTGTGAGCTGACTGTTGCCACAGTCACAACGCCTGCATTAACATTCGTAATATCATAGGTTAGGCCATTATTCCCAACCGCTGTTGGAAGCGTGAAAGTGGTTGGGCTTGTGCTATCCATAGCGTAATGCTCCTCGATAACTGAGGCTGACACTGGATCAGAAATCGCAAAGCTTGTCGTTTTATTTGTGATCGGGATACGAGCTGCACTAATCCCGCCTGAGATAGTAGTGGGAATCCAATTACTACCGTCCCACGCCAGAGCCTGCCCGCTAGCTGGAGGCGTTGTGCTTGTATCGACATCGCTCAGATCGTCAATGCTAAACCCTGCCAGAGAGACGGTTGAATCAATTTTATTTGATCCGTCCACATACGAGTAGCTAATGCCCGCATGAGTGCCCGTAGTGAAAAGAGAGGCTGATGCGTCCTGAGCAAGCTCATCAGTGTACTGAGTGATAGTCGATGCGATCGTGCCTGTAGTGATAGAAATCCCTGCCCCTGCAGTAAATGCACCTCTCGCCAAAGTGTCGCTAAAATACTTATTTGTCGCACCCTCGCTCACATCATCGGTATCGAGCGAGACAGTGCCTGTCTGCCCATTGACAGATACTACCGCCCCGCTTGTGCCAAAGGCGATCCATGTAGTGCCATCATAAATCCAAGAGCTAGAGTCATCTGTTTGGATGGCGACATCGCCCTCTTGAGCAGTCAAGGCGAGGCGAGCGGTAGCATCTGCCACCACATTAACATCGGTGATCGCAAGCGGGGGCAAGTGGTTGCTAGGAACATGACTATTTGCATCTAGCTCGCAAATTCCATTCGCTTGTCCTTTTTGTGCTGTGATTCGTGCGTCTGCATCAGCGTCTGTGTACTGCGTGATGGTCGATGCGATCGTGCCTGTAGTGATAGAAATCCCTGCCCCTGCAGTAAATGCACCTCTCGCCAAAGTGTCGCTAAAATACTTATTTGTCGAGCCTTGAGATAAATTATCTGTTGAAAAACTAGCAAGCGATACAGTTGCGTCGATAGTGTCCCCGCCATCATTATTTACAAAGCTGATCCCTGTGTGAGTCCCATTCGCAAGGGCTGTGCCTGCTGCGTCTCTTGCCTGCTCGTCTGTGTATGCTGATGGGATGGTGGGCTTATTTCTCAGCTCTGTATAAGATCCGCTAAACGATGTAGACAAGCCATTATTTAGGTCATACACATAAGAATCGCTGTTTTGATACTGCACGACAGACAAATCATTGAAGCCTGTACGACCGACTAAAACGACATTTGAAGTCAGGTTGACCTGTGATGCGTTTACGCCACTGCACTCCGTCAAGATTGTTAGCAGTGGAGATCCCGCCCCTGCACGCAGAGATGTCACTAGCTGATTGCCCATAGTGCATCGGTCAAAATAAACAGTCGCCGTCACTGTTGACGCAATGGAAATGCCACCCGCAAAAGAGCATTGCTCAAAAGTGATAAAATTAGCTGCCGCATTTGTGATGGTCACCGTGGAATCAAAAATCACATTTTTAAAATAATGTCTGCCTTGAGTGCCATTGATGAGCAATGCCCCCTCGATATTTAGATTTTCAATTTTGATTCGTGTTGTGCTCGCTCCTGATATGGTCAGCCCTCTAGATACAAGCTCGCATCCATGAACGCCAGTTGGACTCTCTGGAGCGATAATGTTGACATTTGCGTGATCGCTGATTGAGACGGTAGAACCACCATACGATCCTACTGACAGATAGATCGCATTGATACCGCTATCGCCTGCTATATCATCTAGTACCGCTTGAATGTCATTTACGCCGTCGTTCACATAGTGAGAGTGAGAGTAAAGCGTTTTAGCCTGCACCGATAAAATGTCGCTCTGAGCTGTAGATAGATCGCCCTGCAGAGTATCGATCTCGCCCTCGGCTGTGGTCAGTCTGCCATCTAGTGCAGATAGATCGCCACTGCTCGCCTTGCCGTCAATATCACTTTGAATAGCACTTGTAAAATATTGACGGTCTGCATTTGATCCTGCATCGATATTGTCGGTCGTTAAAACGACTACGCCAGTCGCCCCATTCACAGAGTCAACAGCACCGCCACCGCCACCGCCACTCACAGGAGGTTTAATAATAATTGCCATGATTAAACAGCCTTTCTATTGAATGCACAAATAAGTTGAACATTATCGCCTGATGCACCTTTTTTATATGCGATATTCACGATTGCCCCGTCTCTTAGCCCTGCACACTGCAGATCGATCGCACCGCCCGCCAAGACAAAGAGCTCATCAGCGGTAGAGTCGCCTGCACCTGTGCGAGCCCTCAGCTTTAGATAGGCAGTTGTCGCACCTGGATTATAGATGGATAACTCAGCAAAAGCCAAGTCAGCAGACAAGGCAGATCCTGTTTTAGAGTCGATAAAATCACTGCTATTTAGATCTGTCCAATCGGTGGACGCATTAGCAGAAGTGCTTTTGCAAGCGATATATTCGCCTGTGCCTATGGCATACTGTAATCTATTCATGGTTCTTAGCCTTTATTGTTATAGGTTCATCATGCAGTATAACGATTTTTTTCGTTTGTTTTTCAATATTTTGCTCTCGCATAGAAAAAGCGTTGATTTGCCTTTTTAGTGCCTCGATTTCATCCTTGAGCAGCTCGATCTCATCGGATAAAAATTTCATCGTTAAGGGCTTTTTGTCATCACTCATACTTATATCCTCTGTCTATGTATGCCCTTTTTTTGTGGGCTGTGCTTGCTAGTGTATACGATGCAGGCTGTATGATATCGCCTGCAGTAGCTCCATGACTGCCACTAAAAACAATTTGAAGCCCGTTTATTTGAGATATTGTCAATGCTGTTTTTGTGTCGTTTGCTCCCCATGTATATCGCACGACAGCATCACCGACACTAAAAAAAGATTTGTCCGATGCTGAGAATTGATCTGCGACTATCGAGACGGTCGTCGAGTTGATCACTTGATCCACTCTCGCCGAGGCGTTCCATGTGGGCGAGCTCAGTCCATAGTGATTTAGTTTTAGCTCACAGCCCTCACCAAATAGAGATAGCCTCATCGAGACGATCAGTCCGACTTGATCGGTGATCCCATAGTCATCGCTGTAGCCCTTGAGAAAATCACTTGACACTCTCAGGCTTGATCCCACATCGAGACTAAAGCCTGCCCCCGATGTGATAGAAAAAACCCATTGCCTGATCGCCTGTCCATATAATCGAAATAGTCGAGAGTAGGTGGCTCTAAAAAACTGCAGAAAATCCCCCGCTCTTGCATTGCCCACAATCTCGGAAGTCAGCCCATATAATTTATATTCCTCGCTTCTAGTCTCGCCCGCAAGTTGATTGATGGCAGCAAAATTATTGATGACTCTCTCGGTCGGTCTCTCGTTCTGCAGGTCATAAATAAATTTGAATTGCGTTATGATATCCTCGTACACAGTCCAATAAGTGGCACTGTCTATCAGCATATCATCATCAGTGATCAAGGCTTGATTCTCATCCGACTCATGCCCAACGCTGATCAACTTTAGGCGTGGATAAAATGATGATCTGTCCATGACTATCGCACAGCCCATGACTCTCAGTAGAGGCTCTAAAATATCTCTCGCTGTGATATCGTCAATGCTTAAATTGAATTGCCAATCCCTGATATTGCTCGCACTTTGATATGATAAGAAGCTCTGCTCATCGATAAAAGCCTGATCGATATTACATCCCACCAAGTGCAAATCATATGCCCCATTTATACCGCCCCCGCCCCCGCTCTCTAGTATCTCGAGCATGACTTCACCAGCAGGCTTATTCTCAATCAACAGCCCTCTTGATATCTCGATTTTCTCGGTAGAATCTAGGAAGTCGCCAAAGCTCGGCAGACCTCTATTATAAGTATTATCCTGATCTAGCTCGATGAGATATCCCACTGATACCGCCGTCTCACTTTTTGCCATGGCTTTAAAAGTCTTGCCATACGCCTTGATCTCTATCGCATATAGCGTGCCATCATAGGAAGCGGGCAGACCTAAAGAGTCCTGCACAAGTAAATATTTTTCTCCATATTCATACCATCCCAAGGCTACGCCCTTGATTTGATATTCTGCATAAGTCTCAGTTTGATATAAATAATAGTACAAATTTAGATCTCTATCTATATCAAATTGATATGCCTTCTCATCCTTGGCGGTTCTAATGGGAGCTTCACTTGATGAGAAATTGACGCCAAAATTTAGACATACGGGATCATCGGATATATATCTAAAATCTAGAGCATTGCCCGATCTAGATAGCTGATCTAGCTTTACTAGGCTAATGTCATCAGTGAAAACCTGATGCACTGTGCTTGCGTTGCTATGCGGATTCAAGACTAAATAATATCCACCTGCCTGTCTTTTGATAAACCAAGTGCCGGGCTCTGCACCTCTTGAGATCGAGTTGATCTTATCCATGATCTCATCAGTTGACGCAAGCCCATTTGAAAACTCTATGAAATATCCCCCACCTATAAACGACCTATTGTCGCCCAGCTTTTGAATGTTATTTATCCTATATCTAGCCGATTGATCAAAATAATGATGCCCATGCACTAGCTGAGTACTGTTTTTAGGACCTGCCACTTTGTTGTCGACGATGGCAGAAATCGGAACGATTGATATTGATATTGCGGTCAGGTCGCTGATGTCAGGTGATCGCTCAATCATGCCATGAAAAACAACTTGATTATCTGTGATAATGCCATTTTCGTCGACGCTAGCACAGTAGATCGACGCCTGCCGTCCACGCCAAGAGACGATCTCGCTTGTCACTATGGGCGTATCTGTCCCGTCTAGTCTAATGTCGTGCATCTGCCTAAATCCAATGCGTAGCTCACAAGTCAGATGATAGACATCTCCGACCTGAGATTGACCACTGATCAAAAAAGACTCTGCTCCGATATGCACTAGATGAGGATATGAGAGCGATGGATCAGTATCGACTATGATAGTGGGCTGATCATCATCCCTAGCGATAGCCTGCACTAGCTGACCACTCCACACAGACGATGAACGCATGACACGCCCAAAAATTCGATGAGGATCTTGACCAGTGCCTCTCATCCTATCCATAACAAGGCTGACACTCATGGGCGAATATGTGGCTATACCACCGCTAGGCTCTAGATCTGCCACATAGTCGCTGATGCTCTCTATGCAGTCGATATCCGTATATGATATCTCATCAGGTGATGATCCTATGACCTCAGCAATAAAGGGCGATGCCCTATAATAAAAGCGAGTCGCAAGCCCTGCTATTTCTAGCCCATAAACTCGAGCTGTTCTATCATCGTTAATCATTTATCACCTCGTCAAAAGCCTCATATAAACAAATATTATCCAGTCTTACTCTAATACAATCAAACTTAACGCCTATCTCCTGCCCCCTATAAGCCTCTGGGATAAATAGCGGTCTAGGATAGATCGTCTGTAAAACTGATGTCGATGATATATCGCCACCGCTAGACATTGATGCTTGATTCCAATAGTTGGCTGATCCATCGGGATCATAAGTGGACGATAACTGCCCATTAGCCACGCTCAAAAAACATCCATTGTCGATGATGTCTTGCGTTGTGCGGGGATTTCTAAAGGCAGTAATCGAAATCGATCGATCGCTATTTTCATGAGTTCTATACGCAAAAGAAAAAACAATATATCGACAATTTGAAGTGGTTTGCAGGATTTGAGTATATGCTCTATTTGTATTTTCTACAGATATCTGATCGATATAATAATCCTCAGTGGTATAGTCAGCCTGATTCTGCGTCCATGTCCTAGGATAGGTTCGATTGATAAAGCCAATCTGATGTCTTTTAGCCTTGGCAAAGGCAAGGTGATTTGTTTGATCTGCTATCAGCATCATGACTGCACTATGGACGGGGACGCCCGCATTTACCTCGCTGGAAGATGGGGCAAGGATTGTCGTACTTGGTATTATTGCCATCATGCCCCCCAAAAAGAGATCGATAAGATAGGTGATGCGTTTGTCAAAAAGTATGTCATCCTAGGTGAAAACTCAATCAAGGGCATAGATAGATCACCGTCCACGCCGTCAGCATTGAAAATTGTTGCGATGTCATACTCGACCCACTGTGCCGTCGTGCCTGCAGTGATCGTGATCTGTCTATTATATACAGAAAAAGAGAAGTCATGGGCGGTCAGGTTCTCGACATACATGACTAGCTTGTATGTAAATCCGAGCCTATTGCGATTATACCATGAAATGAAGCTTGTATTTAATGCAAATAAATCATTGACGGTCAAGCCCTTTTGTGGTCGCAGATGCCCAAAAGTCGGACTTGTTGTCGACTCTGGAAGATCTAGCCCGCTCGCACTAAAAAGCATACGAGGTCTTTTCTGCAGTACTCTGATATTGTTTATGAGCTGTTGCCCTAGGGCTGATGAGAGAGGTTGATCCATATCAAAGGAGTCATCGCCAAAGGGATAAAAAAAGCTGTTCATATAGACGGCGTTTACTCTGCTCTCTGCCAATGGGGAAGTGAGAGGCAGATAATCGATACATAGATAATCGATCTGTATTGTATTCTGCACGCTCAAGACTAGATAGCTATACTCAGCACTCACAGACGCCAAGGTAATCGAGCCCTGATCAAATTTAGTAGAATTGAAGGTGAAGTCTTTTGAGCCTGAGCTACTGCTATTCGAGAGAGTAAAAAAGACTTTGCCATTTGTGCCACCGCCCTTGAGCGTGATCTTTATCGTCTTATGATTTGCTGATATTGCAGGGATTCTCCATCTGCAGACCTCTCTCAAAGTGGCTGATGAATAATAGAAAATACCATCCTCAAAGTGTTGCGTGATGATCGCACCTGTACCATGATAGGCATGAATATAGTTCTGCAGTCTGCCCACCTTGCCAAGCTGACTCTGCAGATCGCTGATGTCTTTGCCTGCTATGAACGCATCAGGCTCTAGCCTTGCGTTATTGCCCGCCAAGGGCAGAGTAAAGCTATTTGTCATGGGCAATCTCCATGGAGACGGGGATGCGTCTCATGATGCGATTTTCAAAGGGCAGATCGCTAGTGATGCTTGTGATCGTGCCTGTAATAATCCCGTGCATTCCATTGTCCTCGCTTGTGTGAGTGAGGCTATATGCAGGCGATGATGCGTTGATTTGAGTCGTCATGCGATTCAATCTTGGCTCGCCCACCTCTTGAATTAAACTGATCTTTGCGCCTATATAAAAATACTCGCCAAGATCAAATATAAATCGGCGATAGTCATCCTGTATGTCTGCGATACCATCGATATAAAATCGCAAAACAGATTTTGCAAAACTGCCTTTAAAGTTTGTGCCATAGCTGCCATCTCCTTTTCTCCTAGTGTCACTTATTCTATCAAACGCAAGATGATGATCCTCGTATGGTCGAGATGGAGCTAGGACGCCGGGCATGACATTGTCAGCGATCATGACCTTGCGACCATAGATCGTCTGCCATGTCTCGAGCCCGCTAAATCCTAATCTGTCTCTAAAGGCTGTATCAACCCAAGAGAAATTAACTAGGCTTGCATTTGCGACATGATTGACGATCTGCATCACTCTGCCGTCATCACCGAGAACCCATTGCACATAGTCGCTAAATAAGGCTTCCTCTGCTGACTGCAGGCAATAAATGCCACTGCCCGATCGAACAGATAAAAGCGATGGGACATCTTGGGCAACTGGGAATGATGGATAATAAGTCGGATATGCAGTCGATGAGTCGCTATATGATATACGCCCATATAGAGCACTACCAGCAGACCAAAAAATTTGATTCCCCCTCTGCCACTGCCCCGCAAAGGTGACTGATGTCCCGCTCATGTTTGTATAATCACCGTCTAGCCCCCAAATACCACCGCCCCCAAATTGAGTCTCGATATCTTGATTTTGACTAGCTGTGCATTCCCACTTAATACGATCTTGACTATCTATAGAGATAGCCCATGTATCGCCTAGATCAGCTTCTAGGCACGCCTTGAGCGATGTTGTGGCAGATTGACCACGCCCATTTAAGAAATAGACAGGATCATCAAAAACGACTTGACCACTGCTATTTAACGCAATATTTGATCCCGCCCTTGTGTAAAGCGTTGATGTAAAATTGCGAGCGTCAAAGTCGCTCATGAGCATGAAATTTGGCGATTTATCATAACTAGGCATTTTGTACTCTCAATCTTGGCGAACCTCTTCTAGGCTCGTTTATGTACTTGACGATCTCATCGCTGAGAGCTCTCTTGGCAGACTCTTTTGTATCATAGATAGTCGCACCCGAGAAGTTTACATTGAAAACCATAGGCTCGCTTTTTTGAGCTTCTGGGCGTTGTACCTGTGTTGTCTGTGCCATCCCGCTCGGAGATGATCCACTTGATGCACTAGCTTTTGAGGATGGGATTGCAGAGCCCGCCAAGCCTGCCACAGTAGCCACGCCCGCAAAAGCAGCGGACGCAGCAAAATGCTGAGACGCAGACACGCCACCGACAGGACCAAGGGCAAGACTCGCCAAGCCTGCCGCCCCCTCATATAAAGATCGTGCTAGTGCCTCGGTAGCCAAGCCCTGCAGACTCGCCTTGAGTACGGCTTGAATCGATTCCCCGCCCATGATGGCAGATGCCAAGGATGCAGTAAAAGATTGAGCCTGTGCGTCTGCAAAATCTCTGAGCATTGTAATGCTTTCATTGTGCATTCCCTTAGTCGCAAGCTGATATCTCTTTTTGATTTCTAACTCTGCTAAACTGCCCTTTTCAACAATAGCAAGCTCGATCTCCATCTGCTTGTTTAGCATTGCGATTTGCTGATCATAGCCCGTCTGTGTGAGCTGTATATCTAGCAAAGCCATCTTGTCAGTCAGGTCTTTTTTAGCCTGTTCCTTGGTCTTTTCTATCTCGATCTCTTTATAGGCTTCCTCCTGCAAAGAGCCGATTTTAGCAAGCTGAGACTGCTCTAAAGCAAGCTGAGATGCCTGTTGCCTTGCTATCTCCTGATCTGCAATATCATTTAATTGTTGTTGATATTGTAATTCTGCAATTATCAGTTGATTTTTATTGTTTTTATTTAATTTTTGCTGAGTTGTATATGTGTTGACGGCTAGTGCTATTTGTTCATCAACGCCATCTTTTTCTAGCTGTATTCTCAGGGCGTTGACTTGTGATTGCTCTCCGATTAACTGTTGTTGCCTTGCTCTAAACGCATCGCCCCTTGCCTTGGTTTCATCCTTTAGTCGCTTAACTTCTGCATCTTTTAATGCCTGCAATTCTTTTTGATTTTTGATTTCTTTTAGATATAATTCCTCGCCCTCAGCCCTAGTTTTATTTTCATCCTCTATTGATTTTGTGAGAGCCTGTATCTCAGCTATGCTTTTATTTCTTTGGGCTGATAGCTCTCTATCAACCATCAATTCATCTTCCTTAGCCTGTATATTACGCTCGTAATCGCTGAGATCAGATGTTGCTAATAATAGGTCATTGTGTTGTTTTTGTATCTCAAGTTGAGCCTTCAAGGCATCTGTTGCCTCTTGCTGAGTCATAGCTAGATTTCTCTGATATTCCTGAGCTTTTTCTATTGCTGGAAGTGCATCAGCATATCCCTGAGTTAATTCATCTTGAGCCTTGGCTACTGCCTGATTAGCCTCTTTTAATCTAAAGTTGGCAGCAGTTAAATCCGATAAAGTAGAGAGCTCTTCTTTTGTCAGATTTTTATATTCTTCCTTAACTCGGATTAAATCTCGCTCTGCTGTCATCTGCTCAATATAGATTTTTGTTAAACTAGCATTTTTCTCATTTAATATTTCTAGTTTTAACCTAGCTTCTGTATTTAATGAAATTAAGCTTTTAAGCTGATCAGATGTTGCCTTGATTCCCTTGTCTGCTAATTCCTCCATCTTTGCAGTGAGATCGCCTGCTGCCGCACTGACTGCCGCCTCTATCTGCTCGGCTTCTTTAGCAGCACCGCTAAACTGTCGCCAAGCCTCGACAGCCAAAGCCAAAGCCCCGACTATCGCAGAGATAGGACCTAACAAACCCAAGACTGATGAGATGCCTATTTTGCCACCGCTTTGTAGTGCCTCGCTAAACTGCCCCACGCCATCGACTACGCCACTGACTGACTCACCAAGAGCCCCAAAGGCTTCACCCATAGCCCCGCCCTGAGCAGACACCACCGCCCCAACGCCCTTGAAGCTCTCGCCAACGCCCTTGACGCTCTCTCCGATGCCCTTGGCTGATCCCTCTATGCCATCTAGCTTTTTTTGAGCTGATTCCATGCCTATGACATCAACCTCGATTTCTATCTTATTTTCTGCCAATTTGTGCCTCCTCGATTTGCTCTTGAGCAAGCTTATTTTTTAGCTCTGTGTAGTGATGATGCAATAAATCTATCGCCTCTACAATAGCACAAGACGGGCTAGGATATGCGTTTTTTAAATCAAATAAGTTGTTGATATGCCTAAAATAATTTTGAGCGATCGGGGCGATGAGGTTTGCAGATGCCACAGGGCAGGATCTTATTTTTAAATCGCTGTACTCTTCTGAGCAGTTAGGAGCTACTCTATACGCAGGGATAAACAAGCCTTGCTCATCCTCATCTAGATGGGGCAATCCCCGTTTAAATGCACCGCCACAATCTCCACGCAATCCCCTCAGCCTTGGCTGTGATTTACATTGCTCGCATCCCCATGATCGCCCCTTGTTTTGCGATAGCCATATTGAGGATGCGATAGCTATTTTCCCGCTTCACCTAGCAGAGATAAATTTGATATGTGGGCGACTAGCTCGCCGATTGTCTGCACTCTCACGATATCTGGTTTAATCGATTGAATCAAATCCCAAGGCTTCCCACTGACGCCCTTGATTTCAACGCACGAGATCTTGATCATCTCTTGATATACTCTATTCAAATATGCGTTGTACTCTGCCAATGCCGTCTTTTCTTTGTCTGTGAGTGAGTCGTGCCAATAGGCTCGATCTTTGCTACTGTCAGGCTGTTCTAGATATAGCATACGCCCTAGCTCGCTTCTAGTATACGCACCCGCTTTGATTTCTGCATCCTCTCTCTCAGCAGGCGATAAGGCTTTTAACACGAATAAAGTAGGATTTTGATCAGGCTTGCATTTCAAGAGGTTTCTTTGCCCCTTGAGATATAAAACCTTATCTTGATCTGTCATGTCTAGAGCTGTATCGCAAGTGATTGCTACCTCAATGGCAGTGAGTGAAGATGTAGAAAATGAGAGCATTTTAGATTCCTAGTGCTAGTCTGATAGGGCTATTTGCGGGCTGTGTAGTACCCACATCACCGCCGAATCGGGTATGCTTATAGGTCAAGGCTTGCTTCACAATCTCACCGCTAACATCATATTTATTAGGATCGACTGTGAGATATCCTGCAGGGATAAATAAAGCCATGCCCTTGCCATTCCCGATAGGTCCTGTTCCTATTAACACTTGACGGATAACTCTATCCTTGAAATCGTCTGCGATATCGCTTTTTACTGCTGACAAGGTGATGGTACATTCAAGATCAACATTGCTCACCTCCATGTCGGACATGGTCAAAATGTTATTTGAGAAGCCCTTGGGCGTTAATGTGTTTGTGATATTAAATGTAAAAGTCTCAGCATCTAAAGCGATACGATCCAACTCCTCGCCTGTAGTACCTGCGATATTGCTTCTAGAATATGCCACAGGGCTAGAAACTACCGCATAAGCATTTCTAAAATGCTGAGTCGCACCGCCTAAAACAACAGGCTCGACAGGACCGCTTGCGTTAGCGTGATCGTCTTGGATGAGAGCTGCTTGGAATGTAAATTGTCCCAATAGGCGACCATTAGTCACGCTGATATTTAGAGATGCTAGTTTACAGCCATAAGCATAGGTTCTAAAGCCCACGCCGTCGACTCTAAAGCAAAGTGATTCGACCACTTGCCCGCTTGAGGTTGAGGTGGGAACATACCAAGTTTGAAGCGGATAAATTGTAGCAGGCTCATCGCTAAAAGCAGGAGAAACGCCGATCTTGCCTGCACCTGCTCTATTGTTGCTAGTTACTGCTGAGTACTCACAACGCCCCGCAATGATACTGCCCACAATACCGCCGATCTTGTAATTTGTGTTTGTGGTTGTGGGAGTGAAAAAATTGACATCGTCGCCTGTGACAGTGTCAGCACTGGTAAAGAGCGGGAGGCTAGTTAGGAAGCCCGCATTTAAAAGCTTGCCAAGCCCTGTCCCTGCATAAGTATTTGCATCTGCTCCGACTGTAGTAAAGTCGATAGTGATCTGCACCTGCCCAGTGCGTCTCTGTACTCGGCTTGACCCGCTCCATACTGTGTCAGGCTCTGGAGGTAGCCCATGAGGACCATCACGCCCCTCGCTTCTCTCATTGACCACTACATCGCCATAGATCACGATGGGATCACGCTCGCAGGGTAAAGAAATAAAACTTAGCCCGCTAGGAGATGGGAGACCGTTTGAGCTATCGATAGAGCCAAAAGACGCCTCTGATGAGACTGATATACTTCTATGTGTTACTGTCATGTTTAATCCTCAAGATATAAAAGAGTGAATGGTAGAGTTAAGAGATAGCCGACCTGACTAGGATCATTTGAGATCTCGGATAGTGTGGCTGTGCTTGTGATGAGCGATACTATGCCCGTATCATCAAATTGATACTCAGGTTGTTTTAGAGAGTTGATCAGCTGACTAGAATCCTCTGCGATCATGCGGTCTAGCAGTGCTAAATCCCCGCCTATATCATAGCGGATTCTCAATAGTAAATCGATTCTTTTACGCCCGCTTATGCCTGCCTGCCCGTCATCTTGAGCTAGTGTTTGAAAGCGGATATCAAAAAGTCTGTTTTGATTTGATCTCGATTCCAAGGATAAATTTCTGCCACTCGCATCACTGATGCAGACAAAATGATGATAAGAATCGCTCTTGGGCGTTAGGCTCTCTAGGCGATCGATGAGATGATCTATGGCTGATGAAATGCCTTTGCTCATGTGGTCTCCAGAAGATTTATTTTTACGATCTCAATCAGCTGATCGACCTCTTTAGGCGACAGCCCGATGAAAGACCTTTTTTGATTTACATTATAGCCATAGTGTCTCACAGGAGGCAATAAGCCAATAATAAAGCTACGAGCGGTCGATGATAGCACCGTAAAATTTTGCATCATCATTCCTGATAGTGTGAGATCGACTTCTGCGGTCTGCCCCTCGATCGCATTTGACCGCTTGCGTGATTTTTCTTTGTATTCACGATATCCGCCCTCAAAATACATTCCGCTCTTTGTCTTGATCCCGCCCTTGGGGGCAAGCCGTCTGCCAAGAGGGCTCTTTTTAGATACATACAAAGGCTTCGTCGAGTACGCTAAAAATGGCTTTTCATTTGCATCTATGCCCTTGTAAATTCGCATCTTGATGATCGATACCATGTCGAGCCCTATGGCCAACATTTTAGGCTGAGTCATCGCCAATGATGGCAGAGAGAGATTGATCTTGGTTTTCATTTAGTGTCTCATCGCCCTAGATGGCATGAAGCTTTTTTCATCATTTGACACGATACGACTTGCCATATTCCCAGTAATATAGCCTTTTCCCTTGGCTCTGATGTTAAGCTCGTTATCCTCGATTGTGCCATTCTTATTTAGATCTAGGCTGATCGTTCTCATGCCTAGGTCTGCAAGCTCGATGCCCCTATTACGCATCTTCTCGCTCAAGTCAATATTGCCATTGATCTCATGAATGCGGGCGATAGCTAGATATGCGTGAGCCTGCAAAAGCTCATTTGCATTATGGATATCATCCTCATCGACATCATCAGGCACGATCAAGTCTCTGACATATAGAGCGAGCTCATCGAGGGATGCAGATATAATCTCTTCAAAGCCATTTGCACGCCTTGGGGCGATATCTGCGATATGTGGGAATATGCCACATAATCGAGCATGGTCTAGCCCTGTATCAAAAGGGCGGGGGACGACCTTTAAGATTCCCTTTTCGACCTTGTTAATTGTCTGCCCGCCAAGGCTCTGCACATAGTCGATAGTAAATGCGATATCGCCCCTGCTTGCTGTGATAGTCGCACTGCTCGCCGTATATGTCCATGATGCAAATTGCACGGTTGCTGATGTAGTAAAAGAGATATCTCTTGGCAGTGGATCAGCAATGATTAGGCTTGTGCCCACAATGCGAATAGGCTTGATAGAGAAATAGTCATCCCCGTCAGTCAATAGAAAAGCTTGGCTTTGAAAAGGATTTAGGCTTGTGGCAGATGCTGATAGCGTGAGACTACGCCTATCGCCTGATATGGCAGTAGCAGTCAAAGACGCCCGCCCTTGTGTCATGCTAGATGTGATATCGCCACTTTCTAAATGAAAAGTAATTGATGGCGTGCCACTGATAGCAGATGGAGCTTGCCACAAAAAATTATAGTCTTTGCCTTGCTGTGCTTTTATCATTGTAAATCCTTGATATCGTTATTTGTTGCCACATCTAGTCCCATCACCTTGGCAAATCCCTTGCTGACAGGCGACCATGAATGCCGACAGTTATAGCCACCTGCAGTCGTGATCACAGGTCCCGCCCCCTGCCCATTGTTCATTTTTAAGATTTGATCTTTTTTAAAGACTCTTCCCTTGCTTATAATCTTGCGACAAAAAGGGCGAGTTATACCGTCTTTCGGTCCCACATATATGAATAGATCTAGCCCTGCTTGCTCTGCGTTTACTGCCTGCACCGATCGCCCAAACTCAGCGATCTTTAGGCGGGCTTCTGTCGTATTTGATCGAGTAGCCCTATCAAATGTTTGAGCGAGTGCATCGAGCGGGGATTTTATCGATCCTATGACTGCAGCTGTGCTGACTGCATCCTTTATGCCCTTGCTTATCTCAGGCAATAGGGCATCATCAAATACGCTTTGAATTGTGCGAGTAATTGTCGCACTGATTAAATCGGGATCACCGCTGATGAATGTAGGATCGATTGCGATCATCGCCTTATTTGACAAGTCGACGATATCGAGCTGGGCTTTTTGAAAAAATACCACTGCATCGCCCAAGCCCTCACTGATCAAAAAATCTCTCAGTTGCTGAGGAGTCATATTGATTAAGAGGTTGCCCTGTCCATTCCTCATTATTTTTGCTATCGCCGAGTGAAGCTTGGCGGTAGCTTTTTCTAGCTCTTTTTGAAAGTCAGCAGTCGCTTGTACTTCCTTTTCAAGGATGCCAAGGCGTGATTTCAAGAGAGCTCTCATCTCTTCGTTTTGCTCCTCTGCCACCTGCTTTTTAAGATCGGAGATCGCCTTTTGATCGGCTTCCCCTTCTGCTAGGGCATGATTTGAGCTAGTACCGCCACAGTGAGGGCAAAACAAAGAAAGCATATCAGCTCGCTCACTATGCTAGACAGTCAGTGAGTAGGAAGCCATAGTTTTGAGCGATAACCTTGTCTTGGTGGGTATGCTCGAGCCATACGGTTCTCTTGGTCATTTCTAGGTCATCATAAGAACCTGAGGTAAAACCTGCATACTCAAAATTGAGGGCAGCAACAGGCATGACCTTTGTCCCATTCTTATTGACCACAGCATCAGAGCCCTTCATGATACCCATAAATACGCTGTCATCTGTCCAAATTTGAGCTTGGCTAGATGTTAAGCCGGGATTTGCTGTCTCTTTTCTAGCACTACCAACAAAAACATTAGGCAAGCCTAAAACTTCCTTTAGAACGCTGATAACCATATCATCCTGCATAATGCGATTGCCTGCAGCTGTGCCTTGAGCGGTAGAACCTGCAGTAAAGAAGCCTCTGATATCAGGAGCTCTAGACAAGGCACGCAAAGCACCATAGCCCAAGACCAAGGTATCGGGCAAGATGCCATGTGCATTAGCACGAATAACATCGATAAGGGCGTGTAAATCGGTCAAAGGCTCTGCACCTGCAGAATTCCATTGAGTGCCTTTAGAGCTATTGCCAAGGCTTGCGAGAGCAGAGGTATATGAACCCCAGTTTGATGCACCAAAAAGCAAGCTTGCGAGGCGTGATTCACGATTCAAAAGCATTGATCTTTGCACCTTCTTAAAGGAGCGAGTCTCTTCATTGCCGGGATATTGAGAATAGCGGATATCTTCAATAGCGATGGCATCTTTTAGAGAGTAAATCTTGGTATTGAAAGTAGTAGAGGTACGATCAAAATTACCGATAGCTTGGCGACTTGCTCCGGGCGCTCTTTCTGCGTCAACATCAGGGCTTCCCATAAAATTACGAGTCTCTTCAATTAAGAGAGTACCGCTAGGACCGAGAGCGGAGACATCGACCTTTTCAATGACCTTATCAGCAATCAGCTGTCCATCGCTTGGAATGGCTTCAATGGCTAGGTTCTTTAAGATCTCGTTGACTGGATGAATATTGCTATAGCTTGGATTTGCCATTTAATTAGACTCCTGCGGATGGGGAGAAAATGATTTCGATTTGTTCGTTAGCAGAACCAGCGGTATTGACCGCATTTGCTAAGAAACGCCCTGCGATGGTTTGTACGCCCTCGCCTGCAGAAGCATAAGCATAAACTTTACCTGCTAGACCGGGCATGACATAAAAATGAGTGCCTGCAGTGATAGTCCCGCCTGCTACTGCACGGCTGAGACCTAGAACACATACATTGACAACTTCACCGCTAGAAACAGCTTGTTGAGCTACGCCCACGGGGACATCAGTATCGGCTGTACATGGGGTAACCTTGCCTGCATTATCTTGCTTTACGAGTTGAAACGCTGTAATGCTTGCGGATGCGATAAAGGACTTATAGATGCTTTGATCGTTAAAAGCCATTTTTAACCTCCAAAAAATGAATTATATTCGGTTGCGTGTTGAGTGCGTAAAAGATCGAGAGCTTGGGCAAATGTGATGCCCTTTTCTTTTTTGATTTGCTCGACTCTTTCACTGAGAGAGACGGGCTTTGCTGTGGAAGCATGACCGATCTCGGATAGGTTTACTGCTTGGTTCGCCTTGCGTTCGCTAAACATCTGCCAAAAAGCACCATTAGCGTTTCTCATGTCATAGGCTTGCTCGGCTAGTGATTTCTCTGCCACTGCGATTTTACCAGTGTTCAAGAGTGCATCGATTGCGTTCTTGCGTTCTGCAATGTGCTTCTCTTGTGTGAGCTTGGCGACCTGTTCGCTCAATGTGGCGATCTTGGTTGACATTTCATTGAGGGCGAGGGCTGAGGCTTCTGACATGGCTTTGTATCCATCGCCCATCTTTTCGCCCATCTTCTCATCCTTCTTGTCATCCTCTTTGAGCGGGGCGACTTCCTCGGATACCGAGGCGTCCTCTTCCGCTTCATAGCCCGCAATCTTTGCCTCAAGCTGCTTCACTAGTGCGTCTTTTTCAAGTACCATAGCGACAAGCTCCTCAGCTGATTTCTGTAGTAATTCGTTTTGATCCATGATGTTCTCCGATAAAAGAATACGATCGATTTTATTATTTTGTTGTGCAGGTCTAGGCGTGAGCGTGATGGCCAAGAGCTGGGCATTACCGATCAGCTCCCCGCCGTCTCTCGCATAGATATTGCCTAGGACAAACTCAGGGCTAGACCATAACTGCCCCTCTGACTCCTCGACGATTTTAGCGCCTTTAGATGTATATAGAGGATAGGCATAAAGCCCACCATCTTTGATCTCTAAATCGGCGATTTGCCCTAGTGCCATGGCAACATCTGGAGACGCTAACGCACCGCCCACAAATGGGGACGATGCGTGATTCCAGTCGATGATAACAGGATCTTGCTCTTTGCGAGCATAGAAGAGCCTAACCATCTCTTTAAGATGATCTTCTGTGATATCGCTGATCGCCTCGCCATTCATGCGACTATTGACAGCTCCTAAAGCCAAGGTTAAAAATGCTTTGCCCTTAATAAGTGATGATTCCGAGTTGTCCATATTTTCTCCAAGTGCTTTAGTCGCCTCGTCTGCCTTGTCCATCTGTCCGACAACCTTCCTCGCCCATGTATAGCCTGCATCACCGCCCCAACCATCCCAAGCCTGCCGACCCTTGCCATAGTCCGACCAAGTCGAGCCTTGTTTATCGACCTCGTGTCGAGTGAAATATGCCAACATTCTGCGGACGGTATCGGGCGATAGCTGTTTTCCATTGATCAAATCCCTTGCTCGGGCAATGCCGACCGCTGTCATACCACGCTGTGAGGCGGGCTTTTTCGCTCGGTTCTCTAGTGCTCGTTTAGCAGCATCTTGAGCGCCTTTAGGTGGGATAAAATCAATATGGCTGTATTTGTCGGGGATAGCTAGATTCATCTGCTTTGTGTGTCCACTGATGACAGCACGCACAATCTTCTTATCAAATGCACTCATTTTAAGCCCCTTAAACGCTCTGCCATGGCTAGGCTAGGATTTTGTGCGATGGCTCTATCTTGGCTTGTCCTAGTCGCATCAGTGGGCAGATCGCCCGCACCGATACGCTGTCGGATAGCACGCTCAAGATTGTCATCAGGAGTCAAGAGCTGAGATTGTACTAGGGCGGGCAAGCTGTTTAAGGCATCTGTGAGCTCATCATTATCTAGTCCCATGTGTGTCAGCTTGGGGAGCTTGGTTGTCTCAATTCTGCCATAATTCCAGTTGATGAGACGACCGATTGTACCACCGCCCCGTCTATCTTGCCCGCTGATTGCAGATGCTACCAAGTCAAGATAATTGATGCAGGCACGCCTAAAGACTGATAGATGCACCTCGCCCACAGACCTTGATCCTGTGTCGCTAATTCCAAGATTCATGAATTGAGCAAAAAAGGCTTGTGATACTTGGTTGTCGCACTCTTGGATGACCTTTAGAGCTCCATCAGGGTTGAATTGACCTTGGCTACCGAATGAATCGAATTTGATCGCCGTATTCTCAATGAGATAGCCTTGCTCTTGAGCGATATAATCTCGAGCCTGTGCCTCTGCCTCTTGAATCATTGCGGTAATCTCGCCTTGAGTAAAGCCTGATCTCTCTGCGATCTCCATATCGACTATCACCTTGGGCGTGGGAATTGCCCATCGTTCAACGCCGATAGACATCAAATTAGCGATTCTCTGCTTTTGAGACCACCACCACCAGCAGGGACGGAGAAGCCCTTGGCCTTCAAAATTTGAGCCTGTTCTATTCAAAGTTAATAATAGCATTTTACCTGCAGGGATAGGCTCGGGCTGTACCCCGCCGACCATATTTTGCATGACGCCCTCAAGTGTCACGCCGTCTGCAGTCAACCATCTTTGATGACTTGTGGGCTCACGATCAGCAAATCGCTTTAAGAAGATCTTCTCTCTGCCTATGCTGTCAGGCTCGCAACAGTAAAGCTCTTCTGCATACCTCCACCCCATGGGGATAAATTCGAGAAGATAGCTTAATTGCTCTTCCCATGTCATGTCCATCATCCCGCTGTATCCATCAAAGCCGAACGCCTCGTTAGCAAAGCGGGCGAGCTCTTCACTCACTGTATCGCCCTCAATACCTGCCTTAAAAATCCACTTGGCAGATAAAAGAGTCTGCTTAATCAACGCCCATGATCTGCGTATAATGGGATCACTAGCGAGCATATCTTCTGCTGTGAGTGTCCATTGTCTGCCCGTCAATCTTGGATTTTGTTCTTTGCCTGATATACTGCCACCGCTTAAATTTGTCCCGGGGATACCATAGGCACGATAAAGAGGAGGCAGAGGCTGATAGTCTGTCTCATCGCCATTTTTACCGACAGATTTTAGATTGAGATACTGCATTGCTTACCCGTACAAAAAAACTTTAATTCGATCAATACTATAACACAAAAAAACAACAAAAGATCAAGATTATTTCTCGTCCTCTGCCTTGGACGCACCTAAAAGGCTTCGGACGAGATAGATGTGTGCGGTCTGGTCGCTAAAATCAAATCCAAGGATAAAGTCAATCGTCTTGCAACAGACATACTCATAACACGCAAAATCATGTTATTCTTTCGATGGATGCCCGATCTAATGTGCTACTCGTATCACAACCCAAAAAACTGCGTTCAAATACTAACTCTCAAAAGGATCGATCGGGCATACTATAAACACACAAGGAGAGCTTTTATGTGCATAATCAGCGGAGAATTTTATTTAAATAGCGATGGCAGAATTTACTATGAGGGCAGACTATACAATGCGACCGAGTGTGAATTTATGGCGGGCTCAAAGCTTGTTTTCAAGGCAATCAGTGAAAAGGTTGATAAACCAAAAACAAAAGCTGTTAAAATAGCAGATGCCTTTATACCTATAGAAAGCGATGTTGACATGGATTTTATCCCATCTCTGCAGGCTCAAGACCTGCCAAAAACTCAGCCCGTGATTGAGCAAGCCCCACTTCAAGAGATCGATCTTTTTAAGCAGATCAATCAGCTCACAGGTAACAATTTACCCTTAACGATAGCGATCCTCTTGGCAGTCCTATTTTACAAGTCGTACAAGGAACGCAAGCAGGACGAGCGAGACCATGCGGTAGCCTGCGACCTAGAACGCAAAGACCTTGCCCGCCGTCTAGACATCATGACATCTAGGATCGATGATGCAGAAAAGAAGAGTATCTCAATTCAAGTCATGGATGACGACCTCAAGGAGAGAATCGAGAAGCTAGAAAAAAGATCGCATTGATTTTTGATTTATCAAAAAAAGGTCGATAGAATGTTCTAAATTTACTTTAGGACTATCATGCAAGACCTATTAAATGAGTGCCCTGTCATCGCATCAGTGTCAGGCGGTAAAGACTCAACAGCAATGATGCTTTATCTTATTGAGAATAACATTATTTTCACTCCTGTGTTTTGTGATACGGGCTGGGAGCATCCCTTGACCTACGATTATCTAGAGTATTTAGAAGCGATTCTTAAAATAAAAATTATTCGCATAAAAAATGAAAAATACTTTAAAACTACGGGGGGGGGGCTAGAGGAATATATTATCAAAAATAATTTCTTTCCTGCCCAACAAAACAGAGTATGCACGATAAATTTAAAGGTTGTGCCCATTCAAAACTATCTCAATGAAATTCGATTAGACTTTAAAAAAAAGCCCATAAATGCAGTCGGGATCAGGCGGGCAGAATCCAAGGCTAGATCGACTTTAGGCGAATGGGAAGATAAAGACGAATCCTATATATATCGCCCGCTCATAGAGTGGAGTACAGAGCAAGTCATTGACATTCATCATAGGCATGGGATAAAGCCTAACCCTCTTTATCTAAAGGGCTTTAGTCGTGTCGGTTGCTTCCCTTGCATCTATTCTAGAAAGGATGAGGTCAAAAACGCACATCGCATTCTGCCTAGTCGGTTTGATCTCATCAGACGACTAGAGGATGAAGTGCATGAAACCATATTAAAAAAGAATCCTGACAATAACGCACTTCACTCTTTTTTTAATAGAGGTAAAATCGATCAGGTCATAGAGTGGGCTTATGGAGATCAGTTAGATCTATTTGAAAATGATGAATCGTTTCAAGGCTGTCTCAGCTGGGGATTGTGCGACAGCTCGTCGCACTAGTCCTCTGTTTTTAGGTCTGCCTCGATCTCAGCGATGACCGCTAAAAGCTTTGATCGGATAGGCTCGTCATCTGGTAGCAGTGCAGAAATGATCTGCTTTAAAAGCTCAATGCTATGTAGTGTCATATCAACCTCAAAAGTGGTTCGTGATCGGCTATGCGATCGAGTGATTTTTTGTAATAGGCTTCATCCCGCTCAATGCAGATAAAACGCCTGTTTGAGTTTAGACAGGCGATGGCTGTCGTACCGCTTCCACTGCAATTATCCAGCACTACTTCATTTTCATTCGTGTAGGTTTTGATCAGGTATTCAAAAAGAGGGACTGGCTTTTGTGTTGGGTGCTGGCCTCGTTCGCAATCAAAATAGAGTACATTTTTAGGATAGTTTTCATATTCTTTAGATACATATTCTTTATGTTGTCTAGATCGTGATTCTTCACCATACTGTTTTCTTTTTAAATCATTTTTATATTTTTTTTGTATGCCCTTAATTCTATCATCAAAATTAAAAGTAACTCTTGGCTTTTGTGGATTTTTAAACACAAGCACATTTTCAAAAATTCTAAATGGTTGGATGCCTACCAAGGCAAAGTTTGAATGCTGGTTTTTTATCCACACATAGTCATGATTAAACCATGTTTTTTTATATGAAATTAGTTCAGCACAAAAAACACCTTGAGCTGTCAACACAATAGCCCCATTGTCCTTAATTACTCTTTCATATTGAGGCCATAATTTGCCCATGTCAATAATCGAATCCCATTTACAATCGGTTGTCCCATAAGGCAAATCGCAAAGAATCATATCAATGCTTTTATCTGGTATCGATGGCATCAGCTCCAAGCAGTCGCCCAAGTGAATCTTATCTAGGTCTAGCATAGTGCCTCTTTAGTCCATCTTTTAGCGTGGGATATTTTTTAGTCCTTATCTGCCCGCTATGGCGATAAAGCCTCTTAATGTCGTCTTTTGATAGTGATAGCCCTAGATCGATGTACTGTTCGAGCATGGCCAAGCGATCATCTGCTTTCATCTAAAACCTCCTCAAATCTCGATTGAGTTGTCTTCTTTGCTCGATAATGGCTATTGCCTTGTCGCTATGATCGATAGGGATAGTCCTATCAGGGAGATCTGTATCACGCCACGACCAATTTATAACATCGTATCTCAGGGCATCGAGCGGATCTTCCTTGCCGTCTTTTTTAGGCGACTCCTTGCCGTCCCATGCGTAGCCTAGTATCGCCTTTCTAAAGCTGTTCCCGCTTGCTTCTGCGTCCCATACCTCTTGAGTACATAAGATTTTCTTTTGAGCGATCAGCCTTTTAGTGCGTTGAATCCCGTTCATGACATCCGTCTTGATCGGATCAGTGCACCATCTAAAAGGCATCCCGATACCGCCATTCTCGGGAGACTCTTTGAGCTCTTTGAAAGCTGATTGAGCAGTGCGATCGCTACGGGCAGAGCCAGCCTTATCCCCGCTTGCCCCGTCTAGCAAGATGCGATTAGGATATTTATTTGACAGCTCTCGGGGGCAGGCTTTCTGCAGGATCAAAGATGCTAGCTCTTTGAGCGTGATTTCCTGTGGATTGATTTCTGCACAGATGACATCAGCCTGCAGAGATGGATCATGAACTAAGATCAAAACGCTTGGTTTTCTAAAGCCAAAGTCGATCGCAATTCGACCGCTGTACTCTGGGCGATACTGCCATCCTTTGATGACATGACTCATAGACCATTCCTTATAGATCATCCCGCTTGGTGGCATGGGCATATTTTCAATCATCGCCCGTCTCTCGTCCTCAGGTAAATTTTTAGTCGCCTCGAACCAGTCTGCGGACAGGTTGTCCTGATTAACATAGCTAGTAAAAAAAAGGGGATTGCATCCCGCTTTCTCTGCCATCTTTACCCACCACGCATCCCACACGGGCAGACCGACCATGATCAGCTTGGGCGTTGGTCCTGATCGGAGACGACCAAGGGCTTTATAGGCGACCTCCTCGGTCAGCATCTGACACTCATCGATGACTGCGAGCCCGCTAGTAATGTTAAGCCCTTCAAGGCTATTTTGTGATGCGTCTTGCGTGCCCGGTCTAAAATAGGAGCGAGTCCATACGACATGGCCATTAGGGGCAGTCCATTTGCCCTCGAGTGCATGATATATCCATCCCTCATCGCCTAGCCATTTTTGAATTTCGGGAGCGAGTACTTGCCTATATCTGCCCGCCGTATCTGTGATCAGTAGGCTAGATAGAGAGGGATGAGCTTCTGCCCATGCTGCCAAGGCAAAGACTAGGGCAGAAGTCTTGCCACTGCCCCAGCCTGCACGAACGGCGATAAAATTATCGCTCGATAGAAGCAGGGCTTTGATGAGATTCATCTGTAATTCATTAAGCTTCATATTGCTCTCTCCATGCAGTGGACAGCTTGCCTTTAAGTCTCTTGACCATGGTAGAGGCGGTATTCTCTTTTAGTCCCATGTCCTGTGCGATGTCGACATGACGATGACCAGTGATGATGAGATCTAGCATATGTTTATCTTTTTCATGGACGGCGTCTAATAGCCTCTCTAGGTCGATGCCAAGGATTATTGACTCTTCTATGGTCATCGACTTAACATCTGCATTTTTTGAATAGAATGAATCGAGCTGTTGATCGGTATAGCCCGCTTGACTCTGGTAGTCTCTGCGTGGAGCGATGGGCGTTCCCTTTTGCATTACGCCCATGATATCAGCACTTGAGATCTCATATTTTGATCGTCGCCTTGAATTAAGAAAGCCTGATAGATAGTGAATCCTTGCGACTGCTTTTAGATATCCTAGGATGCGTTCACGACTCTCAAAAGCCTTGGCTTGCTTTAGGTATCTCTCGAGCAGGATGTAGTATCCCACAAGATGATCATCGCTATATCCCGATCTTCCCTTAAAAGATTTGTTTAGCATCTTCTCTATGGTCTCCTGATTTTCTGCATCATTGAGATCAAAGACGAATCCATCCTCTGCCTTGATCAATGTCCATGGGCTAGGCTCGATCTTTTTCTTTTTGTTCATTAGGTTTATCATTTTGCGTCCTTGGATTTTTTGTGTTTTTTATGGCCGTTAGGCTTGGTATCTTTTAGCCCAGCTTGCTTGTAGTCTTTTTCTGAGGCGATGCGTGCCTGTAAATAAAGAATTTGCGTTGACGCCAAGCTCCTTGGCGGTCTCTGCATATCCATGTCCCTGTATCATCAGCTCTATCAGTGGCATATCATCATCATCTAGCCTAGATAGAAAACCCTGCATATCTAGGGCGATCAAGATTGAGCTCTCGGGGCTTGTCGTATCGATTGACGCATGATCCATGTAGTAGGCGTCTAAATCGTAGTCGCTGTATGAATCGGCGTTTATGATGATAGCGTTTGCCACCTCATATTTTATGCGTCTCTTAGGGCTGAGATAATCTGTCAAATAGTGAAAGCGGGCGACGGCTCGAATGTATCCTAAAATGCGACCTCGATCTTTAAAGCCATACGATTTTTTAAGGCATTTTTCTAGCTCGATATAGAAGCCTGCTAGATGATCCTCATCGTAGCCACCACGCCCCTTAAATGAGTTTTTCACAATGCTTTTGACTGTCTCTTGGTTTTCTGCATCATTGAGATCAAAGATATAGCCATCCTCAGCCTTGATCATCGTCCATGGGATCGCTTGGTTGTGCGTCTGCCTGTTCACTAGGCTTATCATGTTCTATCCCCTTGATCTGATTGACCATATCGATCACGATTGATTTAGGTTTGTCTGTAGTGATTTCGATCTGTTGCGTTGGTCCGAATTCACTTGCGAATTGAGTTTCGAGCAGAAACTTGGCAGCACGCCAATCCGTCTCACTAGCGAGCTTCACCTTGTCGACTAGCCTCATGCGATATGCTAGTCTAGCCTGCTCGACCTCTATGATAAAGCTAGGATCGTGCGTCTTGTATTTGTATATCGTAGCGGGATCGACGCCCGCCATGATTGAAGCTTGTCGCAGGCTCATGCCCTCGGAGATGAAGAAGAGAACCTTTTCTTTTCTCGAGTCGGCGACTGTCTTCTTGGGGGCGTCTTGCTTTACAGGCGGGGCGATCTCTGCCGTCTCATCGACAGCTTCAACCTGCTTTCGCTTTTTGATCCTGTCGTCTATGCCCATTTTATTCTCCCTTATAGATTCGATCGCTGATTCTCTCGATACTGTCCTCGACATCGACCGTCTCGATAAAGGCCTTGATGCGTGATGCCTTGTCATCGACAATATCGACAACGCAAGCCTCGATGATTTTTGACGGGCTCGAGCTGATGGTATCTGCGAGCTCATTGAGCTTATCGATCAGTTTGCTCGATAGATAGAGAGTATGACTTGATCGTTTAATTTTTTTCATGCCTGCTCCTTATTGATGAGGTTGAAACTGTGAGCCTCGAGCTTCCAGTATGTTTTACCGTCCTCGGAGGTATTAGATAGCATCTTGCCCTCGACCAGAACGAGATCGCCCTTTTTGATTTGCTCAGACGCCTTGCGAGCTGTGGGATCAGTCCCAAAAGAAACGATATCAACATTAAACCAACTTACCGGGCTGTCTTTTCTGTTTTGATATGCGATAGTGCCCACTGCCTTGTTTAGTGTTGTACCGATGGGCTTTAGAATAAAATCCTTGCCCGCTCTGCCTGCTAGTGTGATGCTGTTAATCATGATTTATCCTTGATTTGTGTTATACTGATAAGTGCAAATCTAATTAGAAGATTCTAAAACATTCTATATAAAATCTAGTGAAAGGTCAAGCAAATGAACCAAATTTTTGTACACGACGGCTATGTGCGAGTGGGCGATGGATGCGTGCTAGGCAGTGATCTTATGATCGTAAATACGGCACGAGTCAGCTATGACAAGGAGAGCAAGGAGTGGACAGAGAGGGATGAGAAGCTACTGCGATATCTATGGGCAAATAAGCACACTAGCCCTTTTCGTCATGCGTCAATCCGCTTTGAGATATCCGCTCCGATTTTCGTTTTAAGGCAGTGGATGAAACATCAGGTTGGTTGCTCTTGGAATGAGATCTCGGCTAGGTATGTTGATATGGGCGAGAGTGAAGCCTTTCGCCCTGTGCTGTGGAGACTGCAGGATAGCAAAAATAAGCAGTCGTCCTTGGGCATCCTACCAAGAGACGAGCAGCTCAAGGCCACCGCCCTTTTAGATGAATCCTATGAGGTCGCCTATAGAAACTACGCTAAACTGATCGATATGGGCGTATGTCGTGAGCAGGCTCGTGTCATGCTACCTGTGGGGATGTACTCTAAAGCGATATGGACTGCGAGTCTGCAGGCTGTGATGAATTTCATTGAGCTGAGACTTGACGATCACGCCCAAAAAGAGATGAGAGATTTTGCTGAGGCTGTGCTAAACTTAGCCCGCATTTATTTCCCTCGATCTATGGAGTTGATTAGATGTCAAGATGTATCAAATGCGGAGGCAGACTCCAAGGGCTAGACCACCTACAGGGCTTTGAATATAGCTTTTGTGCTGAGTGCGTAGCTACCGTCTATCGTCAATCGTACGACGATGATTTTTTAGATGACACACTAGATCCCGATGAGGAGATAGAAGACGATGATGAATGACTTTTTAGGCGTGTGCCTATACCTCGCTAGCATGGCAGAGCCTGTCCCATCAGCTCATCGAGTTGATACCTGCCAAGAGGTGGCACGACTTGCAATGGAGTATAAAATCGATGCCTATGTTGCCGTTGCCTTGGCATACCATGAGAGCAGATTTGATAGAAAAGTGATATCGTCTCATGGGGCGGTAGGTCCTATGCAGGTAAAGCGAAAATTTATTGACTGCCAGCACTGCTCGGATATAGAAGCGGGCATGATCGCCTTGAGATACTGGATGGATAGATCTACAGGGATCTGCCTTGCTCTTGGCAGATATGCTATGGGCAATAAGGGCGTGTGTGGCAGGCGATCTAAAATGATCATTGCTCTTGCTCGTGAGCTCGAATGCAGGCATGGATCGGATAAGGATTTCTGCTATGAGTGTTGATATATGGGATGAGGTAGCTCGCACGATATCAAAGCAATCGCCCTGCCCAAGAGCAAAGGTGGGAGCGGTAATTTTTAGGGCAGATCGCAAGGCTGTCTTGTCCACTGGATACAATGGGCAGGCTCGCAAAAGTGAATCGATTTTATGCGGGGGATCATGCTGCGATAGGGATAGGCTAGGCATACCTAGCGGTGAGAGAATTGAAGTTGGTTGTATCCATGCAGAGATCAATGCGATAGCCAATGCCGTCTATGAGGGTATCGCCTTGGCTGATGCCTGCATTGTGATCACTGCCCCGCCCTGCCTCATCTGCTCTAAGGTCATTATTCAATCAGGGATTAAGACAGTCTATTATCGGGGCGGGCAGAGATGGACTAGTACGGGCGAGGACTATCTATCAGCTCATGGGATCAGCTTAATTCGATTAGAGTAGTCTTGTCTTGAAATGCCTTTAGGAAGTTATCGCCCCTAAATTCAAATGCGTTTTCATCGATAGCAGTAGTGATAAATATGATAGGCTTGTCATGTGTCACCAGATCACGCAAGACTTGACTTTGTACATCTCTCGCCTTGGGCAGAAAATCAACAATTATCGTTATGTCATAGGGCTTTGATCTGTCAGCAAAACATTTTGAGTCTGATGATCGCTTACTCCTTGAATCCTGCCAAAAGCGTAGCTCTTGATTTACTATATTCTCCCATGAGTCGATCATGACTAGTGAGCTACCTGCAAAATGCAGAGCCTTATGAATGAGATATCCTAGACTCGATTTTAGAGCGTTTTCTTTGATGATTAAAAAATGGGCATTTTTAGCGTTGTTTTTCATGCTACCTATATGCTGATATAGCAAAGCCCTTGATCTTTGATTATAGCTCAAAATAGAGGCGTCTAGCGTGAAGTATGTATCGCATACGGGCTGACACATTCTAAGCTTTCTATTTTTAATCCCATTATCTGACACAATGCGATTGCCTTTTTCATCCCGCTTATAGTGCTCTCCATGAGATGCCTGCTTCTCGAATCCATCCTCACAGGGCAAAAAGTTTTTATTCCATTCTAGCCCGCCCGCTGTCTTTATGAAAAGATTCTCACTCACGCACGCACGCATTATTGAAATATTAAATAAGCTATCCTCTAAATAGTCATCTATATAGTCTTCTATATTGTGATCATTTTTGATATGAGGGGTCATATCATTTTTGATATGAGGGGTCATATCATTTTTGATATGAGGGGTCATATCATTTTTGATATGAGGGGGGGATATTTTCTTGGCGTTTTTTGTATATCTGCCCGTCCCTAAATCAAAGCGAGACAGCAGCTCTTGAGTGAAAGTGAATCGACTTAAATTACCTGCAGACTGATTGATCTCTAGGCTGATCAGCCTCTCATCGATCAGCTCTTTTGTAGCCCTAGCCACCGCCTGCCTGTCCATGTGTATCAGCTCACCTATATATGAGTAAGAGCTGATGAATGATCGATCTATAGTGTCTCCAGTCTCATAAATCTCAATCATCCTAACGAGTACTGCCTTGGCATTGCTCTTTAGTGCAGATCGATTGATATTGAATAGGCCATAGAATCCCGCTTCTTTGAATAGCTTCATAGTGCATTCCTTTTTAATGTTTAAATCTTTTTGCAATATATCAAAATTTTATTTGACTTTTCAATATTATTTTTGATAAATAAAAAGAACCTTAAAGGAGGTATCATGAGCAATAAAAAATCCATGGCTCTCAGAACAGCCAAAAGTCAAAGCCTAACAGAAATGGCTCAAGTACTTGGCGTCAGCGTTCAAGTCCTATCTGCAAGACTCAAAGATCATGCAGTCTGCAAATACTCTATCGCAATCGAGATGCAAGCCAAGCTAGGCGTGTCTCATCAGTTTTTCATGTATCCACATCCAACCTGTATGCAATTTTTAGGAGATAAAAAATGAGTCAACAAGATTTCAATGTCGGTCTATATCCCATCGTTCGCCCACAAGTAGAAGAGCAAGAGCCTTTAGTGTTTTATGCCCCACCTGCTGTCGATCTAAATCAGCCCGTCTCACAGCTCATCAGCCCTGTAATCTATGCCCTAAAGGTCTGCTTTTACTTGGCAGTCTTCATCACCTATGTTTATGTCAACGCACTAGGAATTTTATATTTTTTCACTGAGTAATCATAATGTATATCAATTTTCAAAAAGAATTTAACGATCATCTCAAGACAGCATCAAATCAAAGAAAATATGTAATCATGATCAAAGAAGAGCTCAAGCTTATGGGCGATTTGCTCTGCTATCATCTGCCACATATCCAACAGACAGTTATGAGAGTACTACAGGGCAACGCAGAGCTGCTGCATTTCGAGCCCAATAGATTGATCTATGTCGCAGTCGTTCGCATATTGAGACGGGGCGGGCTAACCACTCTCCTTGAGCTAGATAAAGAATATCGCAATGTCATCTATCCCGCCTTAAAGGGACCTTTTAAGCAGTATTGCGACATGAAAGAGTCTTATGAGCCCGATGAGATGCTAGAATACATGATGCAACTGGACATACAAGAGCCTAGGACGAATACGCCCATAGTCGAGAACGCAGCACTAGCACACATTCGCAATGTGATCACATTTAGGATAGGCATCTGCCAAAGTCAAAAATCAAGACTCATGCTAGACTTGGGCTTGGATGATGAGTCAGCCACAGGGGCAATTAACAAGCTGATCAGCAATTTTAAAGCAATGCTTCCCGATAAGCCTGATAACAATGGATCGCTCGCAAAGACTGTGAGAGATAGCCTATTTGTACGCCCGCCCGTCATCAGGACATTTTTAGCAGAGCATGACGAGCTCTTGGGAGGAGGATTTAAAAAGGGATGTTTTTATATATACGCAGGACGCCCGGGCATGGGCAAGACTGCAGTCGCCTTAAAGTTTTTATCCTCTCGTGATTGCGTTGGTACAAAAAATTTATTTTTCTCTTTAGAGATGCCTAATACACAACTGATCCAGCGTCTCGCCTGCAGTATCAGCATGGTATCAAATAGCAATCTAAACAAGCTCGCTCATGAGTGGGATCAAAGGGAATTCGATCGATTTGACAAGGCTTTAGATGATATAGCAAACGCAGATCATCTGCAGTTCATTGATACGCCTATGACTTTAGAAAAGATTTACTCAGCCTGTGAACACCATCGGGCGAGCTCGGGCGTGCCTCTTGGTCTGATTGTCGTCGACTACCTGCAGCTCGTGAGAGAGCCAAGCAAGGCAAACTTTAGAGAGCAAGAGATCGCTGAGATCAGCAGAGGTCTAAAGAATCTAGCAAAGCAATTCGATTGTGCAGTCATCGCACTAGCTCAGTTAAATCGAGATGTGGAGGGGCGGGCAGTTAAAAGACCTATGGCAAGCGATCTCAGGGAGTCGGGCAGTCTTGAGCAAGACGCAGATGTGATTACTATGCTTTATCGTGATATCAAATACAATGAGGTCGCAGATCGAGATAAGATCGAGCTGATTGTTGTTAAAAATCGACATGGACAGGATGGCAAGACGGAGCATAGATTTATCGGCGAGACATTCTCAATCAATGATTTATAAAAAATATATTTGAAATTTAAAAAAAATATTTGACTTATTCAAAAAAGTATTTTATATTTTACTTGTCAATGACAAAAAGTCAACGCAACAGACAAAACACAAGGACATCAAAATGAGTCTCGCAAAAATTCAAAACGCAATGCAGGAGATGAACCTCATCGCTAGCAACATGGAATCAATGATCAAGCTTGCCACATACCTCGCTCGTGATGGTTGGACAGCTCAAAGCCTCGTCAGTGCATATCTCAGCTATGGGATCAAATACGGCTGGACAATGGCAGAGATCCTCGACAATATGCACAACCTCAAAGGCAAGCCTGCATTTCAAGTTCACGCCCTATTCGGTCTCGTGTTGAGCTCTGGTAAGGTTCGCTATTTCAAGACAGTATCCACCACTGCCACCGAGTGCGTGATCGAGTGCCAACGCAATGATCAGCCCAAGGATATTAAGCATACGATTCGATTTACAATCGAGATGGCAAAGCAGCAAGGGCTCGCATCTAGTCAACAATGGCAGAAGATGCCTCAGCAAATGTTATTTGCACGCTGTCGATCAATGGCTGTTCGTGAGGTATTTGCAGATGTGATCAGCGGGTATGATGTGATGGAGATGGCAGATAGCCTAGATATGCCTGAGCATGAGAGACTAGCCTTGATCGATGAGTCAGAGGGTACAGCTCTAGCAAAAGATGCAAAGCTACCTGCAAAGACACAGCCCAAGGCACAGCCCAAGCCCGAGATCGCACCTGTGCCCGTCAAGGTAGAAGAGCCTGCGGATACATCAAATATCACATTTAATCATAAGATGAGTGATATGCAATCAAAGCAGCTTAAAGCGAATTTGTTCGACCATTACGACGAGATGCTAGATCTAAAGAATGGGCAGACCATGGACATCTTTATGGGCAATCTGCATCTAGTCGGTCTTTTTGATAGCATCTCAAATCAAAACATCGAGGCATATAGTGACATCTTCGGACAGCGAATCTATTATGCAGTCAACATCAAGCCATCAACTCAAGGCGTGCTTGTCAGCGTAGCTCGCCTATAGCAGGCAGACGCCACCTGCACAGGCAGGATCAGCCTGTGGGCTCTCGACATATCCGCCTAAGCTAAAATCGACTAGCGACCAATCTGCATCTAGCAGAGTTTTATAGTATTCATCATTGATGTCGCTGGTCTCGTATGGGGCATTTTTATATACAGTATCGCCGTAGTCACTTAAAAGGCTGATGCCCCTGACTGACTTCCTGAGATCCCAAATGCGATCTTTGATTGCGTCCCATTCATCAGCCTTGACTGTGCAGGTATTTGAGACATTGTGAGTCAAGCCTTTTTGCGATTCGATCTCTCTATTGCCCGCCATCACCCAATAATCTTGAAAAAACTTTACTTTGTTTAAAAATTCAATAGCGTCAATGTCTTTTCTCAAAATTGCCTTCTCAGGAGCTTCACAGGCAAAAGCCACAATCCCAACCTGTGGATCGCTATCATCGCACACTTGAGGCAATTTATTTAAAATTTCTGCCCATATAGGATTGATTTTATTTATCCTCATGCGTCGGATGTAGTATCGGGCATGATATGGATGGATGCCCGCACAACAGCCCGCCACTGTGGAGCTGTTGCCACTTGGCTTGATGGTCGTACAACGCAGGGCTTGATTGATGCCGATCGCCTTGGCGGTGATTTCGTTCTCATTCCTGATCATGAGCCCGCCCATCTGCAGAAGATTTTTATTTTCTATCAGCTTGGGATTGTGCATGATACCCGTCATAGATACGCCTATCAGTGCATCACGCTCTATGATGCGTCTAGACACATCGCCGAGATAGCCCGTCTCTGTATAAGATGCCTGCAGAGTGCCTAAAAATGCTGCAGCACTGCAAGCCTGTATGAAATGATGATTGTCTTGGATGTTAGGGATCACGATTTCATTTAGATTGCACACTGCCCATCCACTTGACCATGTGCCGTCTGCCTCTAGGATGCGGGGATATAGACCAATCTCACCGCATGGATTTGTCGCATACTCTGTTGAATGGGCAAAGAAAAAGCCCGGCTCTCCATACTGTCGGGCGGTATCGACTATCTGAGCAAATACATTTTTTTTCTCTGTGAGCGATGATGTATCGATTTGAGCAGAGATATTTGCATACGCCCTCTGAGGCTGAGTCATCCACCAATCGCCCGTCTTGGCGTTCATCATCTCATCATCATCAGGAGAAAAAAGGGCAATGGTTGCCGCCCTGCGAGACGATAGGAGAGCTGCGTGAGATATGTGCATGAAAATATCAAAAGCTTGTATAGGTCGGATTTTGTATTGACCATCATTGACCGCCTGATCTAGTATGCCTTTGACTCGCTCGATGGCAGTTTTTAGCACTTGGGGACCGGGGGCGACCCCACCGATAGAGATCGGCGATCCCTCTGGGCGTACCTGATCGTAATGAAAGCTGATACAATATTTTGCCTCATCCCCATTCATGGGCATATAGCTAGACACTAGGGCTAGGACGGCATCAGCCCATCCCTCGATACTATCTGCCACCACATGAATTTTATTGATTCGTGCGTCTCTTTGCTCTGCTGTGATCAGCCTTGGCAAGCGGTCAATGTGATGCTTTTGCACAGAAAAGCCCACGCCACATCCACTCATCAAGAGCCAAAAGCCCTCAGCAAAAAAGCGGACTCGATCGCAGTAGCTTGCCGTACAGTTGTACAGTCTCATATTGTTTCTCTTGATGGCATCACCGCCAAACTGAGTCGATCTTTGAGATGGGAATACAATTTGAGGCATGACAAAGTCATTGAAAACCTGATGGATTCTTTTTGCGAGCAGTGGGAATTTTTCGGCGTGCATATCCCTGACTCTGCCCATAGCGTCGGCGTAGCTCTCTCTGCTACCATCTGCCTTGATTTTTGCGTATTGTGTGGCAAAAGCCACTTGACCGAGAATTTTATTTTGTGACATCGTGCATCCTTGAAAAAGAGGGATGCCCATTTAAACACGCCAAGCCTTATGATTCAAATCTTTTGTTGTCTTTTAGATGCTCAATATTTGTCTCAATGCGTTCAAGACTCACAACAATCTTGTGCATTGATCTTTGTATATCATGTAATTCATTCTCGGTTTTGTCGTGCTTTTTGCTAAACTCGAGATTTTGCTGTTCTAGTATTGCGATACGCCTGTCATAGGCAGATAAAAATTTGATCAGCGGATAGAGAGTAGTGATTACTGCAGTCATAGCGGATATAGAGATCATGTCGCTGTTCATCCCTGCCACCTCACTTTCACGCCCCTAGTGTCGTAATGCACGAAGCCTGATCTGACATAGAGCCCAAGCCCGCCAGTCTTGATTTTACCCTGTGCCATGAGCTTGTCAATTCGATTGTAAATCTCTTCTGTAGGTACGCCAGAGATTTTGATGTCTGCTGCCTTGGCTTCCATGTGCTGAGATTTTTTTGCACCGCCTATCGCTTCATTCCTAGCGGGGGATCGATACCCGCTGATGATGACAATAGGCTTTTGAAAATGATCTCGGATGATCTGCAGATTTTGCAAAAGCTCAACTGCATTAACAATCAACTCGGGCGGTATTTTATCGTGAAATTCTAATTCACTTAATTTAAAGTTTTTAGTTACTTGCATTATAGCGCCTTGTACAAAATAGTGATTGCTGAGTTGGGGACTGTCGCTGTACCTGAGTTGTATGGTATATTAAATCCAGTCGATGCGTTGTTGTCGCATACGCTTAGTGTTGATTGTGCTGACACCGTCTTTAGATATGCGATTAACGTTGGACTTGTGCCAAATCCCGAGCTCACACCTCCCATCCATATCCCTACTAGCGTGGGCGATGCTACCGCACCATTTACAAAAAAAGTTATGCTCGTCCCTACTGATGATGTGCCAGTCTTGGCGTTCTCAGTGATACAACCGATACACATAAACTCATATCCCTGTGGGAGAACAATTTCATTATCTGATATGCTTAGAAGCCCGCCGGAATCGTGTAAAATAGCCCCCAGATTCATCTTGGCTGTTGCCCCGCTAGCACCTGCCGAGCTTGTCGTTTGTATCATCTCTATTTGTGCCACATATAAGCCGGCTGATAGTATAGGAAAGAAAGACATAAATCACCTACAGATGAGATGTAAAAACAAAAAATTTGATGTCACGATTTGATCGCCACTATCCCGATTAGTCGCTACTACTGATAGCGTTCCTTTTGTAGGCGATATCGCCGTTGAGTTGCTTTGAGCCGTCTCCACTCTGTTCTGAGTCAAGCTGGATGCGATTCTTGTATTTGATGGTGATATAGATGGTGATAGGCATAGTGTCGCTAGAGGATGGGTAGAGTCCGCATCTCCATCTACCCTAGCACATATATACGATACACCAAATGGCGCGTGCGTCTGACTAGCGGATGAGAAACATGGTTGAAGTGCGCCTACTTCAAAAAAATTTGCACCACTTATAACTGATATAGTGCCAGAATTTTCTCGATAAAAACTGGGATTTTGTGTAGCTAGATATGTCATGTCTATATCCTTATTAGAGCAATGCCCGTGTAACTTGCAAAAGTCTCTGTCAGTGTAGCGGTTGTATTTTTTACGAGGCTGAGGCTTAGAATTTCCCCTTGAGTAGATGTGAATTTCGCCCCGCCCATTGCTACTATAGAGTCAAGGGATGTTGATCCAGTCCCGCCGTCAGATATACACGACAGCTGAGAAACTATAGTGTC